TCGCAATAGATTGGGAAGCAAATATATCGATTTTATCTTGAGGTGAAAATGATATATCTACATAATGTAAATCATTTGTTCTAAAAGATGTGGATTCTGATGGGTATGTTAGTACGCTAATGAATGGTGATAATACACTTCCTGTTACTATACTACTAGATACTATTCTTACTTTATCAGTATTATATTCATTTAGTAATCCGGATTTTAGATCCCCTCCATATTCTTTAATATTTAATACACTACCTGTAATACCAAAAGTAGAAATAAATGATTGTAAACCCTTAACAGTACCTTTATTTTTTGTTAATAAAGGAAGATTATGATAAATACGTTTATAAGTTTCTGCAAGAAGATCTCTGCGAGGGATATTATTTAAATAAAAACTAGATGTAGTAAAACTTGTTAAAGAACCAGTTGCATCAAAACTAGCCGCATTGCTTCCACTGTTAGCACCTAATAAAAAACTAATATTATCTGAGTCTCCATATTTGTTATATAAGTTTACACCTAAAGATTGTAAAGATAGGTATACTAAATCTTTAGAAATACCTTTATCTAAATTATTATTTGCTAAATTTATATCAGTAACTGTTTGTAAAAACACCCAAATATTATCAAAATAATGACCAACCATATTTAAAAAAGTAAAATATGACGCATTATCATCATCTTCACTTATAAAACTAGGAACCGAGTCTGAAAATTTATTATTGTTGTATGTATCATATACTTCAGCACTTGCTGTAGTAGCATTATACCAAGTAGTAACTAATGAAGACCCGGTTGAATAAATTGAATACGGTTTAAATGAACCGGATTTAGGGTAAGGAGTAATTCCAAATTCTACAGATGAAGTTAATGTTGACCCACTTTCAAAATATAAATAAGATTCAAATCCATCAAAGTTAGTAATAGTATTATTTATACTAGCAGTCCAACTATTAATGCTGGTTTGTAAGCTACTAGTAGTAGAAACACTAGAAGTATAATATGATATTAAATTTTGATAGTCTTCAATTTGTTTAACTTTAGTATAAAAATTACTTACACGTTGAATTGCAGAACCAAAAAATGAAAAATTAGAAAGATTAGAATAATCTACATTAATGTCTATACTTTGACTATTAACTAAATTTAATAGTTGGCGATAAGAAGAACTTGGTATAGTGTTATTTATTAAACTAGTATAGTTTAAATATGAAGTAGCAACATTATTATGTTCATTTATTTTAATACCAAAATTAGGACCTCTTAAGTTTTTTACTTCTGGAGAAGGTATTTCGGTATCAATATTAACATCAAAAATATATGGGCTAATTATTTCTTCTACTACCCATAATGAAAACTTTTCAGTAATATCTAAAGAAAGAGGTTGGTATAATTTAAATAATATCTCGTATCCAGTATCAACTTGATTTAAAGCTATATTTGTAGCTAAAACTTGAATATTATTACCAAAATTTAAAATAAAGTCAGTATAATATCTAGAATTAGTAGCTTGATTTATTAATTCAGTTACTTTAGTTTCTAATTCTATGTTAGTAAAAGTAGTAGAACATACTCTTAATTCAGTTCTATCTGAAGATATTTCTTTAATAAACAATTCAGAATTGTAATCTGATATTTTATTTTTAAAGAAGTTATATTGAATTTTAAATTCACCTGAATTGTATCCTAAGTCCTGTATATCTTTAACAGGATCAATTTCAATTATAGGGAAAGAAGAACCAGATGTTATTATAGATTCAACACCTATATTTTCTATTGGTATCGAATTATTAATATTAAAAGAAGAAGAAGAATTAGGAGTTAATCTTGATGTTACAGGTAATTTAAAGTTTCTATAGTTGTAATTAGAATATAATAAATTTCCACTAGTATCATATAAAAAAGATTCTATATAGTCTGAAGATGAGCCAAATTCTTCTTGTAAAGAAAATGAATTAATTAATCTAGCATCATTATCTGAATAACGAGATACTGTATCACTATTTGTTATACTTCCTACTATTTTGATATTATTAGCCATTATTTTTTAGTCAGGTCTTTTATTATCTGTTGTGAACCTAATATTTCGTTTCTTAAAGAAGTAATTTCATCTATTAATGCTTGTACATTATCTTGATTTATGTCTACACCTAAGTATTCAGCTTCTCTACTTAAAATATATTGATGTGAATTAATTTCTCCCTCTTTAGGAATTAAAAAAAATAAATTTTCATATAGTTGAAAGAAATCCTCAATAGTAAAAGAAGGTTGTTCTTCTTCTACATTAGAATTTAAGAATTGTTTGAATTGAGTATTAATTACTCTTTCATAAGTATCCTTATTAAACACAGTTTTTTGTACTGGTATTTGTGACATTATCTTATAACTTTAAAGTAGTAATTATTATCTGATACTACTGTTTCACCATTGGTTAATACAGTTTTAAATAATAACTTGTAGTAACGTTCAGGTTCTAATCCATTCATATATATATCAAAATAGCTACCACTAACATCACAGCTAATTTTAGTATACGTTGTATCATAATCTACGACAATTTCTTCACTATCCAAATCTTTTATTGACCAATATGAAGTAGATGGTAAAGCTTTATTATTTAAATAAACTGAACTTGTTTGGAAAGCTCTAGCTGGAAATTTATCTCGTACATTTATTCTAAATCGTTGAACTGAATCTTGCTGAAATTCACCTTTATTATTACCTAATGAAGGAACAAATAAGTTATTAGAAATAACGGATAATGATCCTGTACTATATGACGAATCATCCCATCTAACTTCTAAACATGGTGGATATATAGTATGAGTATTATCTGAGAAGTATTTTGTTTCAAATTTAGATTGTGTTGTAAATTCTATAGATGAAGAATGTTTTAAAATAAAACCATAGTTGGATATAATATTAGTATAACTTGCGCTTACAGCATTTGTTACTTTTAATTCAATATCTTTAGAAGTTAAATTTGTAAATGATTGTGTTGATTGATAGTTAGAACTAGTATACCATAATCCACCACCTACATTACTTCCACTTGCATAAGAACCTGTAGTTCCAGAAGTAAAAGAACCAGAAAACCATGCACTACCACTATTTTGATCTTTATATTGCCATCCGGCTCCGTCAGTAGTAATAGGAGAATTACCTAGTCTACCTGTACCTTTATTCCAATCAGTTGCTATTGGGTGAGCAAATAACGTATAGTTTAAGGGTATGGATGAAGCGTTAGCTAAATATAACTTTAAATATACATCAAATGCCTTACCAGCAGCTCTAGCTAGTGATTCGCTTATTTGATTAGTTGGGAATTTAATTAAAACACGTGATACCTCATCTGTGCTGTTAATTGATTCAAAGGTGCTAATTTCTAATATTTCATCTAATCCAGTATTTAATGTTGGATAAAATGAATATATTGTTGCACTCTTTTCAGGGAATATTTTGTAGATTGCCATAGTTAGTAATTACTACATATAAATATGTTAAATACCAAACTATTTTACGCTAATAACGCGTGATATTCTTTAAAATGTTTAATACGATCAGGTAAACCAATTGTACCACCATTAACACGTTTAGTGATAGATGTAACAACTGCATCAGTTGCGCCACCATCCGCTAATTTGTGTAAACCATTTTTATTAAAGAACCAAGCAGCGGATAGTAATGCATATTTCTCTGCTACCACTGTTGGGTTAGCAGTAATATCTTCATTTATTGATTTACCAAATGCAGTATAGTTATCTTTACCAGTTAATTGGATATAACCACGACCACAATATTTTGCTCCATCACCTGTTGCTTCAGGTCCATTACCCATTCTACCACCATAAACTTTATTAGCAATTTTTTCTGGTTTACGTTCGTATTGTTTAGCTAATACTTCGGTTGGGAAATATTTTTTAAATATACCCATCAAGCCTTTAGCGGAATAATTTAAGTTTTCTTTAGTTAATCTAAATCCACCAGATTCGTGACCACATTGAGCTAAGAAATGAGCTAAACGTAGTGGAGTATTGATTTGAAATTTTTCCATTACACTTGGAATTTGAGCTATAACAGTATCAGGAATATGTCCTTTTAATTTGTCTAAATTCATATTTTGTATTTTAATTTTTAACTTACTACTACTCTGCCTTGAATATCTGTATTAGGATATCTAACTTCAAATATAGCAGGATCTATTGAAGGATATATATTTCCTTTTCTTGTAGCACCTACTATATCATACCCATATTGAGAATAAGTATTACTTCCTAAAGTACCTTGTTTATTTACTATTTCTATTTTAACTATAGCTTGTAAACCTTTAATATTACACATTAAAGAATTCATTACTTCTGATATAACAATTGGTTGGTTGATTTGCCATTTAGCTATATCAAAATAATCTTTTAAGGCTTCAACACATCCTGTTAATACATCTTTATTAGAATATCCACTCATAACAGTAATATCAAAATTAACACCTATATTAATATAATAAGCATCTCTAATATTAACAGCATCAGTAACCATTCTATATTGATTAAGGTATGTTACTAAATTATTTTTTAAAGTTGTAGAGGCTGTTGTTAGTTGTTTATCACTGTTATAAGATAAAACATATAAATCTAAAGCTAATGGATTATAATCATGAGTATATCCTGTTGTTTCTTGGGGATTTTTGTAAAAGTCTTGTGAAACATAAGCTTTAGAAATAACACCATAATCCGAAGGCATTGATAAAGTTCTTACTATATAATCTTCTTTAGTTACAGTTCTTAATTGAGATGAATAAGCATATAAAGCATTTTGTCTAACTTCTTCAGATGTATCCCCGTCTCTACCACCGGTAGATGGATTAGGATTTGTTGATACAACACTTTCTAATACAGAACCTGATAAAGAACCAGGGGCATTTTTAAATATAATTCCTGAAGTATCTATAGTATTTAAATCATTTGCAGGTATATTTGATGCGATACCACCTCCTACTAAATATTTTATTGTTAATGAACCCGAAGGGACTATACCATATTCCTGTGTATAGAATACAGAGGCTTCATTATAATTATTTGTTATATCAGATATACCTGGTATAATTCCTTCTTTAATATTACTTGCTGTTGGAATAATTTGAGTATCAGTTTTATTAGATGATAAACCTGCTCCAAATTCTAGTTGTAATGTATTATCAGATAAAAATCTAGAAACAAAACGTTTA